AGTACGAAGAATCACGCGTAGCCCTTCAGTGAGCCAGATAACCGACGCCCAATTGAATGACTATATAAATACGTTTGTATTATATGATTTTCCTGAACATCTGAGATTGTGGAATTTCAGACAGAACTTGAAGTTTTGGTGCAGGGCCTATGTCGGTGAATATACGGATAATACAGTAAGTCTAACTGACCCGCTGTATAACTTTAAAAACAGATATATATCACTGCATCCGCCATTATACATTGCAGGGTATAATTCATTTTATACTCAATCACAAGAGCAGTTTTACGGGATATACCCCAAAGTAACAAGCATCTTCAAAATTGCCCAAGGTGATGGTATAACGGCAGTCTTTGCCGGTACATTGCCTAACGTTCCAATCTTGCAAAATAACGTAACTTTCAGCTCTGTAGACATCAATAATAACAGCTTAACATTGAATGATATTCCAACCTTTGATGCTTTTGGACACATGCTGACAACTGGTCTTCTTTATTTGCCGAATAATCCGATACCTCAAGGCACAATAAACTATGTAACGGGTGCTTATCTGGTTACATTCCCTTTTGCACCAAGAGTCGGACAAGCTATAAACAGTCAAACATTGCCCTATAATCCCTCATTGCCACAGGCTTTGTTGTACTATGATGGCGTTATGACCGTTCGGCCGATTCCTGATCAACCCTATGAAATAAATATAGAAGCATATATTCGGCCAACTGAATTGCTTGCCGGCACACAACAACCTGACTTGGCTCAATTCTGGCAATATATAGCGTACGGCGCTTCTAAGAAGATATTTGAAGATCGTATGGATCTTGAAAGCGTTCAACAGATAATGCCTGAATTCAAGATGCAAGAAAAATTGGTATTACGACAAACGATTGTTCAGAACTCCAATGAACGTACGGCAACCATATTTACGGAGTCAGTCGGTCCTACACCGGGCGGCTTTGGTTCTGGTTGGGGTAGTGGACAATTTTAGATAGAAAGGGAGATAATGCCTTTATTAAATGATACGCCATTAGCGAACGAACAATTATCAGTATCTCAGGGATTAATTCGAACAAACTTCCAATTATTAGGACCGTGTGTTGGGGGAATATTTAACCAGCAAGCAGCTGCTGGACTTGGAACAGCTGCCACAGAGTTGGCTATCTACAATAGAGTTATAGGCGCAGCCAATCAATTGTGCTTCAGGCGGGCTGGTGTAGCACCAGGTGGCGCTGAAATCGTTTTCACTGACTTTATTAATACTGTTGCTGCACCTAATAACGATGGTTCAACCGTATTACCCTCAGGCGTTATGATTAAGTGGGGCAGAAGAAGTATTGCAGCAGCGGCCGTAACAGCAACTATAAATTATGCTGGTGCTGCATTCACTACATTATTTACCCGTACGGTAGCCTTTGATGCAACAGGTGTCATGGCGAATGATGTACCTTGGGGAGTAAATACAAGGGCAAGCGTTTTTATAACTGATGAAGGCGCAGCTCCTGCATTAATCAGAGTACTTGTTAATAAACCGCATGGCTGGAATGGCTTTGTCAATTACATTGCTATTGGTATCTAGGAGAGACAGATGGCTCAAGATAGATTCCTCATAGCACCGCTCGACAACGGCCTGCAAACAGATCTCGTGGCCTGGCAGATCCAGGACTCAGCGTATGCTACGTTAAATAATGCATATGTATGGCGTGGAAGATTACGCAAGCGCTTTGGCTCCAAATATATGGGTATACCAACAAGTGCAGCGCAAGCCCCATTGTTTTCAAGGCTACGCACTTCAACAGATTATGATGGCGTTGCAATGGTAACTGATGGAGCAGGTACGATAGGCGTTGCACCAGTAGTTATAGTACCAACGGCAGCCGGGCAATTAGGCCAAATGTTCAGCATTGGGGATTTTACGTATACAGTTATATCAGCTGCTGCCGGTGTTCAAAATCTTCTTACGAATGATCCGTTGTGTACAGGCGCGACATTAAATAATACGACGGGTGCATTGGTTATATTAACGGCAAGTGGACATGCAACTGCTGTATATTACTATCCGGCCAATCCGGTTATGGGCATCTATAACTATAAAGTAGGTGCTATATATAACCAGCCAACTATTGCATTCGATACACAATTTGCGTACTTATGGGGTAACGGCTGGGATAGAATAGGTGCAGGTGCTTTAGGGGGTACTCAATGGCATGGCAGCAATTCACAGTTCTTTTGGGCAACCAATTACCGGACAACGCTAACATCTGATACCATATTAATCGCAACAAATTTCAATGCAGCAACGGGTGCTATCGGGGCAAACCATGACCCAATAAGATATTGGAACGGTGCAGTATGGGCAGATTTAACGGGTGTAACCCCATCTCCTTATTTAACAGCAGGCAATAGAATATATACGGCCCGTATTGCCGTTCAATTTCATAGAAGATTATTGTTATTGAATACATTCGAATCAGATGCAGGAGTTGCACAGGTTGTTCAACAAGCACAGCGATGCAGATTCTCAATAGACGGTTCACCGATTGCCGCAAATGCGTGGCTTGAACCCAATCAAGTTGGTGCTGGCGGAGCGGGTTATATTGACGCTGCAACAAAAGAACAGATAGTCTCGGCTGAATTCATCAAAGACAGATTAATCGTTTATTTTGAGCGATCTACGTGGGAAATAGCCTATACTGGCAACGAAATACGACCCTTCAGGTGGCAGAAACTCAATACAGAACTGGGTGCAGAGTCTACATATTCACGGGTACCGTTTGATAAAGTCATTTTGGGTATCGGAAACACGGGCGTGCATGCCTGTAATGGTGTGAACGTCGAACGAATAGATAATAAGATACCGGACAAGATCTTTCAAATACAAAACAAAAATGAAGGCGTTGCCCGTACAATTGGTGTACGAGATTATTATACCGAGATGGTTTATTGGACATATCCGTCCATAGATGCGGGAAGCACAGACGTATTTCCCAACAGAATATTGGTATATAACTACAACAATGGCACCTGGGCATTTAATAATGACTGCATAACGTTTTTTGGGTATTTCGAACAACAACAAGATGTAACCTGGGCAAGTTCAGCACCCTTAACATGGGCACAATATGTTGCTACATGGTCATCAGGTGTATTACAGTCACAATTCAGACAAGTTATCGGCGGCAATCAACAGGGATTTACGTTTATTATAAGTGCAGATATAACAAGCAATGCAAGAGTTATGCAGATAACGAATTTAACGCCGGCAGTAGCGCCGCCTGTTGCAGTTCCTGTGGACGTAACTGTACAATCAATTAATCACACGCTTCATTATGGTGATTATGTTCAGGTTGTAGATCCGGCAGGCACAACAGGGCTTAATAATCTTATTATGATGGTTAAACGCGTTGTTGATGCAAACAATTTTGTTGTAGAATCGCCAACTGGTTTCGCTGCTGCATATATAGGCGGCGGTTATATATCGCGCGTATCACGTATGTTTATCCAATCAAAGCAATGGAACCCTTATAAGAAACAAGGCGTTAACTGGGCACTTAACAGAATAGATTTTGCCGTAAAAAGAACATCAAATGGTGAAATAACCGTTGATTATTCAACGGCAGCAACACAATTATCGATGAATGCTGAAGAGCAACTGACCAATACTCAATTGGGTGATGGCGTGCTTGAAACAAGACCATACGGGCCGGTACTTGATCCAATATATCCGCTTGAAACAGAACAGGCGACGTTATGGCACCAGATATATTTTGGGGCTGAAGGCAGTTTTGTGCAAATAACCATGACATTAAGTGATACGCAAATGAGAACAGCTACAATAGTATTTGAAGATTTCTGGTTGGAAGGGTTAATTTTGAATACACAAATGACTTCAGCACGTATTCAATAAGGGGAAACGATGCCTGATCCGCAATATGTCGGTTCGTTTATACCGTTAACACAGACATGGGACGTCAGTGAGATCTATACAACAGATGTAAGTAGCCCCGCATTTAAAGAATTGCTTGTTCGCATGTACCAGAATATCAATAATATGGCTATGGTCATAAACACCAAAGATACGGGTATATATCCGACATCCGAGTTTGTGAATTCACAAGTATGGTTTCCAAACCCAGCATATGATTCGTCAACGCCTCAAACAGCAACGCAAAGGCAGGTATTTCGCAAGGTAATTAACTTTGGCGCATTACCCAATGCCGGCACTAGAAACGTTGCACATGGTTTAACTTTCGATGCTAATACGACGCTTACACGGTTATACGGCGCAGCAAGTAACCCGGCCGCGTTAGCATATATACCATTGCCTTTCGCTACACCGACAGCCTTGAACGCCAATATATCGTTATCGCTTGGCCTAGTGGGCCCAATACCCTCGGTTATTGTCACAACGGGAATTGATTACTCAGCGTATACGGTGTGCTATGTTGTTATAGAGTTCATAAGAAATTAAACGGGAGATTATTATGCCAATGCCAATAACGAATGCAAGCCCAACAATGCCGTTGGTCAGTGCAACACAAGTGCCCCAACAAGGTTCATGGTGGAGTGGTGCACCCGCACAAGTCATTACGACACAACGATATACACCAGGCCAGCAACAAACAGCAGACTGGGCACGTCAGTTTGGCCAAAGTCAATTAGCAGGTAACCAGTTTGATTTTGCCCCTATTGAAGCGCAAGCAAGGGCTGGATTTAAAGAAAAGACAATACCGTCAATTATGGAACGGTTTGCCTCAATGGGCGGTGAAGGAACTGCCGGGTCTTCAGCCTTGCAGGGTGCGCTTGGTTCTGCATCATCAGATCTTGAACGGGGACTGGCTGCATTGAAATCTCAATACAATCTACAAAGAGAACCATTATTGCAACAGTTGTTGGGTATGGGTATGCAACAGCAATATGAAACGTCTTATCAGCCACGCCGTGCGGGTGCATGGGAAAGCCCATTAAGTACAATGCTAGGCGGATTGGGATTGACAGGTGTATTAGCGGGAGGTCAAGCTATGTTCGGTGGCAGTGGAGCAGGGCAGACGTATAGGTCAGATACACAAATAGACCCTGTTACCAAGCAGGAATATACGCCTTACAATCAACCAGGTTACAGAGGTGCAAGCTCAGGCTCTGGAGACGGATGGGCAACGGCAGGTAAAACAGCCGTTGAATTAATACCAACAATATTAAAAATAGCTGCAATGTTTGCTTAAAAGGAGATAGTTATGGCAATGCCATCAGTAATTCCACAAACCCCAGGCGTAGGCGAGAAACTTGGTGAAGCATTCGGCACCGGACTGGGCAGCGGCCTTCAAGCCTTAGCAAATATGAAGTTGCAGCAGATGCAACAACGATATCAACAAACCCAAACAGAGAAAGCACTTCTTGGTTTGCCGGGTATAACACCACAACAAGCTCATACAATAGCAAATTTGCCACCGCAACTAGGAGGTATTTTTGCAAAGGACATTTTACAAGCACCACGTGAAGAAGCAAATGCTGCATTTATGCAAAGCCGGTTCGGAATCGGGCAACAAAGTGCACCGATTGATCAGATAGCTCAACAACAATTCCAAGAAGCAACACCGGGAATGCAACAGGGACAACAACAAGCAATGCCTCAGATAGGGCAACAACCCGGTTTGGGAAAATTGCCGGGTCGGATGACGTCACAAAATGTAATGCAATTACTAAGCCTTGAACAAGGGCAACAGAAGATTGAACAAAGAGAAAGGCTTGCGCAACAACAATTCGGCGTTACAAAAGAAAAACAAATTGCCAAATCATATCAAGATCAGCGCAAAGCACTTGATACATCGCATGCAATGGGTCGGATGGCGAAAGAAAATGTTAATACTATCAGATCAATGCTAACGGTTGCACGATCACCCAACCTAAACATAGGTCCTTATGCTGCTACATTAGAACAATTTGGGCTAGATAAATTTTTTACAACGCCAACAACAGACATAATGGATAGTTATATAAACAGACTTGCACAATCAACAAGTTCAGACTATGGAACCGGCAAAATAACAAATGTTATGCTTCAACAAGAAACGCATACGTTGCCGGCAGCATGGAACACGCGCGAAGGCTTTATAGCTAAACTGAAGAATTTAGATATACGTAATAGAATACGAGTCATACGCGACGATGAAGTATCGCGTATAGAAAAGAAATATAAACAAAAAAATAAGCCATTACCACCGGATGTGTTAGCAGATGCTCAACGCAAGATTGCGCCTAAATTAAAGAAATTAGCTGAAAAAGAAATAGAAAATAACATGGAAGCACTTGAACAGCTGAAGACTTCACCATTACCTCAAGGCAAAGAAGGCGATGAAGGCCATTTACCAGATATTCCAGATGTACTTTGGCACTATAAACATGGTAAATGGCACCCTGAAATTCAAGAGGAGGCGCTATGAGCGGCTTTGTATATACAAAAGGCGGACCAACAAGCCAACAAGGATCTACTGGGCCAACCCCTGTCGATTATTCAGCACAAGCACGAGAACAGTTAGCACCACTATGGCGAAATTTAGCGGCACCGCTTGTTAAGGTAGCGGGTGGCGTTGCAGATGTGGCGAATTTAGGTGTAAGAGCAGCAGCCGGACCATTGGCGGGTATGAGTTTGCCAGGCGGCACATCTGTTGTTGATTTATTGCAGATGCTTGGGGAATCAAAAGGAATACCAACTTCAGGCGCCGGTGTTGAGCAAGCATTAACTCGAAAGTTACCCGCTGATTATCAGCAAGTATTACAACAACCTAACTTTCTTCAAGATGTTTTACAACGTGTTGCTCATGAAGTTCCAATGGCAGCAGCAACAAGCGGAGGAAGTTTGTTAGGTGGCGCAAGAGCATTGGGTTCATTCATACCGGGCAAAACAGTAGCGGCAGGCGCTAAAAGTTTAGGCGCGAGTGAAACAGTACAAAATCTATTAGACATAGGCACCACTATAGGAACAGCATTTTATCCAGGAATGCGATCAAGCGTCATAAAGAAAGCAGCAACAGAAAAAGCAGAAGGGTTAACTTCACAAGCGCATGAACTTGGTCAGATGATGCCTTATGAAACAGCACCATTAAGTAAAGCATTTGAAGGCTTACACGCTGAAGCGAAAACGATACCTCAGACCGATGCCGCCAAACATTTAGAACAAGCAGAAGATATATTGTTAGGAATAGACAGAAAAGCATTAACAGAAGCACATGCACTTGAATCGTTTGAAGTTGAACAAAAAATACGCAAACTAGAAGCAAAACACGGTGTTGCTGTTAAGAAAGCGGAAGCAAATATAGAGGAACTACAAAGACAACATCCTATTAATGTTAGTGAATGGAAGAAACAGAGAATTCCTTTATACAATCAAGCAGAAGCAATAGGAAGCAAACATATAGTTGATGCCTCAGTATTAAAAAATATCGTCGAAAAATATGGCGAAGAAGTTCATGATCTACCAACTGGTTACGATGTTCGTGCTCTTAAAAATATAATGAAAATTGATAGAATTTTAGATATACCCAAAGATGGTAATATTTCATTAAATAAAGCTGTAAAAGCGAAAAAGGTCTTAAATAGTTGGCTCGAATACTCTAAAGGAGCCGAAGCCAGCATTTATGGACGTGCATCACATGATATAAGTGAATTCATAGCAAAACAAGCAAAAGATATTCCAGAGTTTAAAAAACCTTTTTATAAAGCAGAAGAATTTACAAAAAAAATAGGAACATCCCCGAAATTCCCAACAATTAAAGAATTAGCTCCTAAACCAGAAATTCCACTAAAACCGTTACTTGATGTACGCAAACCAACAGCTACCACTGTTTCAAATGCAATAAATGCCGAAACATACTTAGAAGATATCATTAATAAAACAGATAATGAGAAAGCAATTAAATTATACAATAATGCATTAGATAAAGTTCACGAAGTTATACAACATGGTACAGATATTAATAAAGCATTTGCAGAATCATATTTACCAGGCAAATCGATTGAAAAAGGGCTTGCTGCAAGAAATCCAGTCACCAGAATGCTTGAATCAAAAGCTGGCAAAGAGATAGTACGTGATGCCCCGCTTGTTGCTCCATTAATAAAATATGGATTGCAAATGGTTACCGGTATATCAATAGGGTTCCCAAAGTTAATAGGTGGCTTGATGATACCATTAACAGCAAAAGAAGTTTCAACCGCTATAGACCTAGTTCGTACAAGCCCAGAGATAAGAAGCCTTATAGGGCAATTGGCAACACAATCAGTAAGAAAGAATATACCTGCTGCAATAGAGACACTTAAAACTATTGGCGAATTGTCTAAAGCGAAGCAGACTCAAGCTTCACAACAAGGAGCATTTGTATTTACTAAGCAATAAGTTAATAATATTTGCAAAGAAGTATATAAAGAATGATACCTACTGTCATATCTACGATAAAATTTATCATTTGTTTCCCCTAAACCCCTAAAAACCTTATATATTAAACATTTTATAGTGTTTTTTACAAATGTAAACTGGTTAACCTATAAATATCAATTTATGGGACTTTTACGTGAAAAAGCTTACATTTCTGATATAGTAGAGCGATGAAACAAATATCTAGGCTCTTCAGAGGAATAAGCCACAAATCATGACGAAAAAGAAAACAAAGCTTGAATCTGCCTTGCAAAAACTAGAAAACAAAGAAGAACTTCAGCTGAGCGAATTTACATTGATATTAGCTCGAGCATATTTAGAGCTTGAAGAGTTAGCAGCGGTCTGCAAATCGTATTCACCTGAGATTAAAATCACTATTGTTCCTAAAAGTGAAGAATCAAAGACAAAAAACTTCGATGACTATCTTGCAACACGAATGAGCGAAGCGAAGATAGCTGACCTAAAGGAAAAAGCACACAAAGAAGCAGAAAGACTTAGAGGAAACGATGAAACAAAATGAAATAAATCCTTTCAGAAGTGATCCGTCAGATGATATATCTTTGACAGAAGATCAATACAATGAAGTAAAAAGTCAAATAATCTATAAAGGCGATCAAAACGAACATTGGACTTTCCAAAAGCATCCAATCATTGATAGCACAAGATATTCGCCAGCAGCTATGGGAAAATTGTTATATAAATACCATCATCCAGATTCACATATATATGGATTAAAATGGCGTCGATTAAAAGATAAATGTAACTATACGTTTGGTATGTGCTTTAATCCCGATCATATTGAATATATGCCGGAAGATGAACTAAAAAAAATAGAACGGCAATATGAAAAGGATAAGAAAACAAAAGAAAAAGCAGAAGGTTGGCGCCGTTGTACGTTATGCAACATAAAATTTATCGAAGCACAGCAATTTTTAAACGATAAAAATCATTACTGTTCAAAATTATGTTTATTATATGAACATGGCTACAATAAAGAACGATTGTGGGGCAATAAAACTATTAAAGATTATACGGCACAATGCTGGAAAAACCACAACATCAGAGATTCAGTGATATGTTCTGCATACGGCGGATTCACAGAAGATTCACTGTACAATATCGCAGTGAAAGCACGCATTGAACTTGACTGCTTCAATATATTCGATCCAAATAATTCAGAGCATATAGATTTCAGATGTCCTTACAATGAAAACTGCATTAATCCATACCATTACCGTGTAATAACGAGAACTGAAATTGATGAAGAAAAACACAGGCTTAGAGAAGCAGAAAATAAGGCAATAGAACGACAACGGATAAAAGCAGAAGAACAGCAAGAAAGAAGAGAAAGACACAAGTTGCAAAACGACATTATCGAGGCGATTCCTGAATGCTTTGAAGAGGGTTTCAGGCGATGGTATAGGAACCATTTATTTGCAAACCTTGCAGATTGCTTGTTGCATAACAAAAAAGACCAAGCCTACGCAATAGTTGAGAAATTAAAAGAATTACAATACGCCAACGACGATGACAATGATGAAACAGATAAAGTCGATTTTATGAGTGCAAAAAACCCCCGTTTTAAGAAATTATATGATACAAAGTAAGCTTTTCGATCACCAATTGATGCATTTTTTGCAACTTTTTGCTCTTTCAAATCAAGGTTTTAAGCAGAAAACCGTTTATCTAAGCCATTTATTTAAAATAATCAATATTTAGGCTCGTCGTCACGGAAGAATTTAGGAAGTTGAGCTTGCGGTCCCGCTGTAGCTTCTAAAAAGCGGCGGTCTAATTCTTCAGCGCTCAAGCCATCGCGTGTCTTAGGCAGAGATATGCATAGATATCTCATAGCATCTGCACCATGAGAAGACCAATCATGCAAAGGCTGAGAATTATAGATTTTTTTCTTGTTATCGTATTCTTGGCGATAACTTTCAAGACAGGCAATAAGTTGTTTGCATTTAGTTTCATCAATCCAAATCTTAGATAACGTTGTTCGTGTAGTTTCGATACCGTCCATTATACTCCCAAGGCTTGGCGCTGTTGTAAATGTAATACCTAGATGACGGGCTTTCTCTAATCGAGTCATACCTGTTCCAAATTCTTTTACAGCTATATCGGCGGGCGCTATATGTTTGCCATAAATGTACGGTTTCTCATGAAGTATCTTAATATAATACTCAAGACCTTCTTTGGACTTCTCATAATAATCTATAATACGAACAGTTTGCCCAATAGTCTGAAAGAATATAATTGAGGTATTATCACGAACGCCTATATCCCAAGCCGTATGGACTTTAAAACCACTTTCCCATGGTACACAACCAATTTGGCCATTAACGCGCATACGGTCTAAATAACGTGCATAAAAAGCACCTTCAACACCAGCTGAAAAACTACAGAAATATTCTTGCTCTATAAGATCTTCAGACATGAGACCGCTTTGCCGTTCTTTTTCTATTTCTTGTAAGGTTATATGTCCAGTATCAGAAACCGTTAATAACTGACAAAACCAATCTTTAGGATTAGAACGGGCAATTTCATAAAGAGTGAAAAGATGATTTTTGCCACGAGGCGTTGATATAAAGACCGCAAATCCTTCAGATTTCAACAAAATCGGCCTTAGAAGCTGATAAGCCAGCTCATTTTGCAACGCATACTCACTGTAAATGATGCCATGAATATTAGAACCAACGAGAGCATCAATATGGTCTGACCCAATAAGCTGTATACATGACTCATTAATCAGTTCAATACGCATTTCGCTGTCATTTGTTTTTTTAATAAGCTCACGAGGAATATAATCGAGAAACCGTTTGCCTTCATTGGTGATTGATTGCCAGATCACTTTGCGTGCTTGAGAAAAAGTAGGAAAAACGTACCAATAGGTACCTTTGCGATGTAATGCACAGTGCAATAAAGCATTAAATGAAACAACGTCTTTACCTGCACGCCTAGGCCATATAGATAATATACGTTTATATTTGCCTTCAACAATTGCTTTAAATAAAGGTATTTGATAACCCCGCAAAACAAACTTATCAAGTCTTATCTGTGTCTCGACTTTCACCTTGTCCTACTGAAGTAATGCCAGCTTGTTCTAGTGCTGTGCTAAACACACCAGATAGTAGTAATCCACTAGCAGCTTGGGCTTGTTGAACCGCTTTTAATTTTGATAGACGTTCTTCACAAGCCGCCCAACGCTTGGAATATGACGACATAGTGACGGCGATCTTAGAAGGGTCATAAGCCTCGAGCTTTTTCTGTCTTTTTTTGCCCAAGCGCCACATTGTATATTCATGTGCATTTTGTATTTCAGGATACTTTTGACACCAAAAATAAAATGTTCTTTCAGAAACGCCTTCATCATAAATGAAATCTTCAAGAAATTCTGAATCTTCTTTATCAGCAAACAGCATTAACTTATTACAAAACTTCTCAATGAACATTTCATTCAGTTCGTTTTCTTTCCAAGAATTCATATTTTTAAAACGTATCAACTGAGTGCAATCATTTGTATCAATATCTTTTTTACGGGTAGTATTAGAAGTTTTATCTGCTGCTGCTTTCTTCATTTCAATACTCTAAATGTAAATTCAGTCCGTGGATTATCATCATAAATCTTACAGGCTGAAATGGATGAAACAATACTATCGTCTTTCAATATTACATTATTACAAATGTCTAATAGAAATTTTAAAAGATTATCAAGATCCGCTTTGTAGAAATGATAAGTTCCACGAAGTTGAGGCCATTTGCGGCGGGATGATTTGGGCATATTCATGTAAAATGTTGCTTCAAGGTGGAGTGGTGTAGATGTATAGAGTGGTAGAGCACCATGTTGTTGGCGAAGATTAAGACCTGCTATGAGCTTTTCATTCCGTTGAGAATCATATATACCGCAATGAGATAATCGGGGGCGAGAGAGGGCAATGGGATTGCCGGGTATTACATACACAATCTCATTCATATTCATCCAGTTCAAAGTCATCTGAGAATTCTTCAAATATCAGTGTCTCGTCTGAATTTATTGCTACATAGAGGCCAAAGCTATAATCAAGCCTTAGTAAGAAGCCTTTGTGGGCTATAGCAATCAAATAAAGTTTATATTCTTCAGATCCATATATGTATTGAACGGGAATTTCGTCATGATCTTCAAGATCTTCGTCATAAATATAAGAATAGTTGAGTGAGTTTGACTCAACTTCTGCAGAAAAGATGTTGCAAGACACCATAAAAAGAACGGAAAGCCATGTCCGCCGTAGCCTTGGCGAAGGAGGAAACAGTTTCTTCACAATCTACCCGCTATCGTTTATAGTCGATGGCCTACGTACCAAATCAACAAATACCGTAAGCCATCTGTCGTATCGCTGATATAATAGACGGAACACCATTAAAAAGAAAGGCCTTGTATGTATTACATATTAGTTTTGTTATTGATAGCCGTTGTGGCCGTAGGCGAAAATAAAGACTTCAACAAGCAAGAAGACAAAGACATTAACAAGACTTACATAATTCGTTCAGTAAACGGCAAGATAACCGTTGAAGAGATAGACCATAAAGCAACAGATACCGCTATAAAAACGAATCGTTATGTTCCTGACACGATTGACGGTCAACCGTCTGCTGAGTGGATTGCAACCCATACAAGTCAAGATAAGAACCCTCAACAAGGTAATAAACCTGATTAAGTTTGGTTTGTAATTCACGAGTTACTGCAAGAGAGCCACAGGGGCCTTTATCGATTTCGCGCAAAAGTGGCATATAAATCGATTTGGTTATTGTTCTTTCAGAAACATACTTCTTAAACCAATCCACTAAGACCTGTTCCATTTCTGTCCATCTTGGAAACGGAAACATCTTAGCCCACTTAGTATTCTCATATGCTTCGCGTTGTAATGGGGTTAATTTGCCCGTAGGACGACGATATTGGTTTGTCATGGGTCAACACCCTACCATTTGTCTAAGCATTCGCGTAAATGGATTTTGGTCGTCTTTTGATTGCGAGGCTAACGCGGCGCTATGTTCCTCGGACTTACGCCTTATTTCTGCACTCTTTCTTTCATCTGCTTCTTTTCTTGCTTTTATCTTTTCCATTATTGCGGTACAGCTTTCTTCAAGAGAAAATGATTGAGCCTTTCCTCTTTGAGGGGATTCTCTTCGGGTTTCAAGACGCGAGGAAACGTTTACATCTTTAGCCAACCGCTTTTTGTTAAACTCTCTACAACAAACAAGAAAATATCCTATCGGATTGGCTAAATGTCCTTTTCTATTCGTACACTGATCAGCATACCGTATTACTTCGTCAGGATATCCAGCGATTGCATTCACATCTGCTTCGCTCATCGGTGTATTTTTTAAACTTTCGATCGATCGAATCATCATGCTTCGATTCGGTTCCATTTTAGCCTCTTTACAATCACCTACCAATATACATTTGGTTATATCGTTCGAGTTATATACATAACTTGGTCTTAATAGTGTCGGTTTTTTTGGTTCAATGCATGGCAAACCGCTCTGAATGTCTCTTTCGAAAACCATCAAAAGAGAGTATTCCAATGCCTGGCAACCTGGCAAAACCCCGGCAATCTGGCACCGTACATCGTGGTCATAAAACCAAGAAGCAAACTTATAAATATTCGACGTATATCTACTTGGGACAATCTCAACGCCTTCTTTATATTGCGCGGGAATAAAACCGCTATTCTTAATTATTAAAACTCCGGCGTCGGCAAGTGCTTGCACCATATCTGAAACATATGAGTGATTATCGGGGTTCTTACACTTGATTTGTGCAGCCATCCATTCTTGGGCTGGATTAACTACAGCATATATATTGTCCATCTTCAACAGCAAAGCAATCGTTCGCTTAACCATTTTGGGACAACGTTTAATCGCATCACATAAATATTTTATGTTTTTTGTATTAAAAAATTCATTTAGCAATTGAATAAAATACTGCAACCATACTGGCGGTGATTTTATTTTATTTTTTTCTTGACGGATATGTGTTTCTTGGGTTATATTCATTTTACTTTTTTATTTTAAAGGTGAACGAGGTCCCCGGGAAGAGAAGTCGTTCATTTTTTTGTTTAAAGGTTCATTTCAACTAAAATTGGAAAACAGTATACGAAGTATTTGATAGAAGGTGAAGTTTTTATTCACCTTCTATCTCTTTTATGAGTATATCTTCAATCATATTATAGGGGTAAAATGGAAAATTTAAATGCGCCAAAAGCGAAAAAAATCAAACTTACAGATCCTCTCGATCTATTAAGAATGCGCAGGGAGGCATCTAGATCTGCATATATTTCCTTAGGAGAATTAATAAATCTCCAAGTATCGGTGATGAATATTGTTATACAAGCAATGCATATAAAACCTGCTAACGACATGCCGCATCAAATACACGCGCTCTCAATGCGATATGAAGCAATTTATAAAACCTGGGATTTATGCGCTGATATATTCAAAGAAACTTCCGATGCTTTAGAGCAAGCTTTGCAGGAAGCGGCTGATAATAAAAATTCAGAAAAGAATGCCAACATTGATTCTTAACCTTCTTTCTGATAAATTGACTAACAAGAATTATCTCTGTTCAAAAACTTGAAATAGAGTTTTTGTCATTAGAAAATTCGCACACAAATACAGGGGTTGTAATTAAAAACTACAGCCCCATTTTTATTG